TGTTTCTACCCCTTTTACTGCTATGTCAAAATCAGAGACAAACAACTTCTCGAAACCTTCTTTGTCAGTAGGAAGAGTCTCTCCAGGGATTATCTTGTGTCCATATCCAACAGTTTGAAACTTTTCTTGTATAGTTTTACCCGTAGCATCATCATATTTTAACCGATATGGTAATTGTCTATAATGCTCATTGTGTTTTATCCGTGCTTGTACGACTTCTGTCAAGTATTCATTCCTTGTCAATGGGGCATCTCCTCATCATCTTCTTTAATATACTGTAAATCATCTTCCCAAAAGTAAGCGTATATATCATCTACTATGTTAATAACTTCTTTACAGTGGTGTGTCAGCTGTGTGTCGTCTTTATGGTGATAATAAGCATAGGCCACTAAGTTCTTCACTTGTAGATGAAGACTATCAAAGGTTTTTCTTAAATCCATGAGTCACTCCTAGGTGTCCGCCCTATACTCGACTCCATAAAGCTATCTAATTCCACGCCGAGTAAGTGTTCTTTGTGCTGGTTATAGGATAGAACGGCATCTCTGTCCATTCTTGTCACCCAATAGTTAGCTGCTATTGCTAGTGCGTCAATAGCATCATCATGTTTCAGTGCACCTCTGTCTCTTGTGATACGTGTCATCTGTCTAAATAACTGATGCTGTGGTTCTTGTTTGAAATCCTCACGTATTAAAGACTCATCAACAACTAGCTTGTGGTTATTCATAATAGGTTCCAAAGTATCAATAATACGCTTCTCTTTCTGCGTATGGTGTCTTACTTCTTCCACTTCACATGGGTGTATCTTAGCTAACACAGGCTTAATGAGCTGTGTAGCCATACCATCACCGAAGTTACTCTCGATAGTAATGTAGTTTACGTCTTGTTTTTTAGCAATTCTGGCTAGTTTTTCTAAAGTCTCTTCAGAGTATCCGCCTTCTAGTGCGCCCACAGCGGTGAGGTATAAGACTCCATGTAACATTTTAAGTACAGCATAGGCTGTTTTGTCCTTACCTCTACCACTAGGGTCAATAGACATAGCTGTTCCTTCAAACTTTGTGTATTCAGCTGACGTGTGCATAGGGCCTACGTAGTAGTCGCCCTTTAGTCCCACATTGGGGACGTCACTGTCTATAGCTTTTATCTGTTCAGTAGATGAGGCCCACTGTATTTGTGCAGGAGCTTCTGTCCAAGTGGAACAACCACTCAAAATTATTAAATCATTCAGTTTTAATGGGTATCTATTAGCGTCAGACATCGTTGTATCTAACATAAACTGCAGGTTAAACCCACTACGTCCGTAAGATGCTAGACGTTCCATCAAATCTATCTTGTTAAACCTGTCACTATCCGTAGGTTCTCCCTCAATTTCCGTTTTATCAGCAATTATAGAGGACAATTTAGACCCATATCCAATACGTTGTGCGTTAGTTGGGTACAATGCTGGCCATATTTTAGTCTTATAACCACGTTCTTCCAGGCTATTGTATAGGGACATCTCCGTTTGAGGTGTACCTAGGAAGATAATACGTCCTACTTTAGGTTTAATAATAGCGTCAAACTCTTTTACAGTCTCACCAAGCCTATCTCTCATCAGTTGTGTCTGTGAGTTGTTGGCACTTTCAACGTCATCAGCAATAATTAAGTCAGCACGACTCCCTGTTAACTGTCCTGTTATACCCATGGACTTAACAGAAGGAGCATGTGAGGCCTTTGCAGGGCCCACATCAAAGCTGACCTTACTGGAACGCTGGTCATGGTGTGGTTGTAAGTGTACTAATAGTGGCATCTCAGCTATGAGTCGCTGTGTAAATGTACTGAAATCATCAGCCCTACTTTTAGATGCAGAGACAACTAAGATGTTCCTTTGGGGATTGAGTAAGAGTTGGTGACAAACAAAAGCAGAGGTTATCCAAGATTTTCCCACGCCTCTAAACGCTTGGATAACTAATCTTTTGTCTGGACTCTGTAAGTAATCAGCAATATCGTACTGTACTGGTGTTGGCTGTGGTAATAATAAATGTTTCCAGCACAAGTATAAGAAATTTTTAAAATTCTCTACGCCTTTACTCATCATGGTCAAACGGTAAGTCTTCTAATATGCTTGCAGCCCGCTCAACTATCTCAGGTTCACTATACGTTTTACATACATCTAAGCATACTTTCAGCTCAGATGCCGTAAGGTCCTCTCCTGATTTAAGTTTGTGATAGGCGTGCATAACCAGTAAAACAGGTAATTCATCTAAAACCTGCTTCACTGTTTCTTGTTGACTTTCGTCCATTGTATACTCCTAGAAGTTAAGTCGCAGTCTCCTGCATTTTTAAACCTAACCTATCCACCAAGCTAGTATTATTACTAATAACTGGCTTGCTGTTATGTAAATCTTACCTCGCCATGATAATGAGTTCCACATTATTAAAATGGGCTGGGCTAGTTCGTCTTCTAGCTCCTCATTAACATCACCGGCGACGCCTTTAATATCATCTTTCTTAAACATACTACACTCCTTAATATTTTAGTGGGTTTTTCAGCCGTACTGACTGTTCCTCAAATTTAGTTTCAAGAACTCTAAGTTCTTTTTCAAGGACGTTAACTTTATTATTTAATTCTTTAACTGCTTTTGTGCTGGTAGACTGTTCAAGCTCATCGAGTCTGTTATTAAACACACCCCAAGTATAAAAACCACCACCAAGAGTAGTTATAATACCTACTAACACAGCGTATTTTTTTAGTGTTTCTACAAAATTCATATTAATAACCTCTTATCTCCATTAATTGACGTTCAGCTTCTATTCTATTAAAAGTTGCTGTGCGTAAATCTTCTTGATATTTATAAACAGGGTCATTCATAACAATTTGTTGTATGACATTACCGTCTGTGTAGATTTGTGATTCATAAACACTTAAATCAACACTGTCATTATACTCTCTAGGACTATAAAAAACTTGTGGTTGAAATAAATCAGCGTTTGCAGCTGTGTAGTTAGATAAGTTAGGGGCTTTACCGGCCATTATACGCTGTGTGACAACGTTAATAATCGCTAGTTGTTTGTCGATAGCCTTAACCATCGTTTCTACTTTAGCCGTAATACTATCTACGTCTACTTTGACTTCGGAGGCTTCTTTTTCTTCGACTTTGACGTCAGCTTGTAGGCCATCTTTTTCTCCTCCAGGTGCTTCAACAACGCTTTCCTCTTCTGTGGTTTCGTTTGAAGCAAAAGTTTCAGTAGTAACTGTGGGTTCATTGTATTCCTCTTCTTCAGTTTCTTCTTGAGGTTCAGTCATCGCCACAGGCTCGTCGCTTGGTCCGGGTGACTCACTCGCAAGCTCTTCTGGAACCGTTTCCACCGAGGTGGTTTCAGTTGGTTCACTCTGTTCTTCCATGAGGCTCGCTGCAAAAGTTTCCACTGCTGGCTCTCCAACAGTTTCTTCTTCAGGGGGTTCTTCCACAATTTCTGGTCCTCCAAACGCCTGTAATATTTCGACGTCTTCAAATTCTTCTTCCAAAGTTTCAAATTCTTCTTCTAATAAAATGATTGTCTGTGTCTCCTCTAAAACAAATTCTTCAAAAAACTCTTCTTGAAATACAGGTGGAACAAAAGTAGGCTCCTCTATAACAGGGTCAACAAACTCTGTTTCCCATTCTGCAATGTCGTCTACTATGTCTTCTATATCTTCTATTACATCTGGTTGTACTGGAGTAGCCCAATAGGTGACTGCCAGTGTGGGGTTCTTTAGGTCTGCTGCATAGTGGTAATTAGAATTGCCTGACTCATTGAACTCAAACTTTACATTCACATCGTAATCAGTAACTGTATTTTTATTTATAATGATAGTGTCTGTGTAAGTATTATAATAACCATCAGCTCTATCAACAATACGAGTTTGAGTAACTCCACCTATTGTTTGCTTCATTACAACTGACTGTTCTCTATTGTTCCAGAACCAGATGTCTGCACCTAGCACTGAGCTAAAGCCGCCATTTATCTGTTCTTGTGTAAGAGTATCTCTTAATGATATAGTAGACTCTACATATTTACTGTCTACTCCAGCAATTGTACTATTACCATGCCTACTACTTTGGTTAGTCCCAGACCAAGAATTGTTAGTGAAGTCTTGGTTTAAAAGATTGTTTGTAGTTGTATCATAAGCAAAACAAGCCCACCCTAATACTAAGAAAATTATTAAAACATAAAACCAAGCAGTAAAACTATTCATCGCCATACAAACCAAATGCAGTATCAACACGTTTTTCCAATACTCTTTCCAGTCTTGCATCAATGGTGGCTCTTCTTTTTAAATTCTTTGTGTACTCATGGTAATCAGGTCTTTCAACATCATACTTTTTCCACTGGTCTTTTGCAGCCTTACCAATCTGTCCTTCAAATGGACAGGGTGTTCCTGCGTGGTTCATGGCACTAAAAATTCTATCATCTTGGCATAGAATCGCAATTGCTGCAACTCTCATGTTAAAATCATAGAGCAACTTACTAAGTTTCATACGTTCACAATTTTCATCTGTACGAAATGTGCCTGCGGCAACACCAAAACCAGTGGCCTGTACACTACCGCTGGCACCTACAATACATAAATCTTGTGAATAAGAACTCATGCTTGGTGCGGCAGCTGTGTTAACTGGGATTCTCTTTTGTTGAGTGTTGTTTGCAGTCGAATTAGTTGTTGCATTTGTAGTTGTGCTAGTGTTAGTTTGACCGTCATTGTTGTTTGTAGTTGTACTAGTATACCCACCACTTATAGAAGTGTTACTACCAGAAGCATTAGTTTGATTAGATGTAGAGTTGTCTGTTGCAAATACCATAGTTGCCATTCCTAACAACAACAAGAACATTGCTGTTATTATAGTTTCGGGGAGGTATTTCACTTCTTTCCAAACATCCCTGCTGCTGGTTTAAGGCCGTAGATTGCACCAAAGATACCTATAAGTAACCATTGATACCATTGTGGTAAAGCATTAAAGTATGCAAAGAACATATCTAGTTTAGCTTTTGTATCTGCATCCCCAAAGAATACAGAATATCCTAACACTAATAAAGGAAGAGATACTACAATTAAAACAAACTCGTCTTTCCATCCTTGAGCATTATCAGTTCTTACTTGTGCTTGATATTCTATTTCACCTTGTGACATACGATACGCATGGTTTCTTTCTGCCATGGCATTATATCTTTTAGTTTCTTGCCGCTGTTGCATGACACTGCCAATAGTTTTGACAGCACTAAATACTAAACCAAGACCAAACATTAGTTGTTTCCTTTGCCTTCACAATCACATTGGTCTTTTGTTTCTTCGCAGTCACATATTTCTTTGTTCATTTTAATATAAACTCCCTGATAACTATAATCATTTGCGTTAGCATTAAAAATCCTACACCCCACATAACTTTTTTTAAACTATTTAAATCTTGCTCTATGTGTTTTAGGTGATTAGTTTTAATAATTTCGATATGAGCATTAATCATTTTAATGTCGCCTTTAATCTTAGCTAATTCGACATTTAATTCATGAACATTCAGCATCATTAATCTGCCTCAGCAATAGTATTACCTGCGTCTACCCATTGCATAACCATTTTATAATATCTATTGTTAGGGGTATCAATAGGACAAGCTATAACATCCTGTCCACCACTTGCGTTTTCTGGGTATGTTATTATAATTCCATTTCTTACTCCACCTAAATCTGTTCCATATTTTATTGTACAATCTTCAAACATTATAATCTCCTATATCTCTGCATCAAACCAGATGTATGCTCCTGCATTATTTGTTCTTAGCCAACAAGTATGCCCACTTGTACTAGTACCGAAGCTATTGCCATAAAATCCTACAGAGTTTTCTTGAGGAACACTCGTAGTAGTCAAGTTACCTGTAACAGACGTACCATTCCTTTCAGCTAGATACCAATCACTTCCAGAACCAAAAGCCATAGTTGGAGCTTCTCTAAATGTAACTGGTGGGGTTACGTTAGTAGATACAGTTGTTGTGTTGTAAAATCCACTAGTTCCAATATTTTTGTTGTGTCCTTGAACATAATTCAAAAAGAATCTTTGACACTTTGCCAGAGTTGTACCATATTCTTCATGGACAAAATCAGTAGCTGCACTTCCTATTTCTAGTTGTACACCAGTAATTTCATACCAGTCATTTGCTCCAGCAGTTCCAACTGGAGTAGTTATAATTTGAAAGACTAATTGATTTGAAGTTGTAGGCACTGCACTTCCACTTGTAAATGAATATCTTGCCCAGTCAGTAGTAATTGCTTGGTTAGTAGTTCCAATTACAACAGCAGAACCAGTTAAACCTGCCATCATAGATTGGTCAGTACCAGTTCCAGTATGTACACCTACATTAATATAATTACTTGCTGGAGAAAAATTCGCTCCTGCCCTTGCCCAAAAACTTAAAGTTATTGTTTCTCCTGCAAATCCTACACAACTAGCACTTTCAGCAGGTTGTGAGAAATATTGTGGGTCTACTGGTGTAGTACCACTATCTCTTTGTAATTTTATGCTATGTTTAAATCCATCTGGTGCATCTGTGGTTTGTGATATTGTCCTACCAGCAGCAGCAGTATATGTATAAAATCTATCTACCCAATATGTTGCAGCAGCAGTTGTATGACTCCCACCACCTTTTTGTGAAACTTCCATTGCACCATTAATAATTAAATTTCTATTGGTGGGCACAGCCACTGCGGCAGTTGTAGTATCTACATATGCTTTAATAGACTGTTGCGTAGCTAACATAGTAGCAGAGTCACTAGCCATATTATCTTCATCTTTAACATCAGATATATTTGCTGTACTAGGAAAATCTATACTGTTAGAATTCATGTCTAAGTCACCACCTAATTGTGGTGTTGTGTCTTCTACTAGGTTGCCTATTCCAGCAGTAACAGAAGCCCATGCGCTACCATTGTAATATTTTAAATTGTTATCAGTTGTATTAAATACTAAATCACCTTCATTTAAAGAATCACCAGGGTCTGAGCCAGCTACTCTATACCTTTCTGCAAAGCTAGTAACTCCGGCGACGTTGCCTGCAACAGTAGTTACATTAGCAGCTATCCCAGCGACTGCTGTAACATTAGCTGCTACTCCAGCAACAGTAGTTACATTAGAGGCCACACCTGCCACACTGTTAATATTGCTCACGATTGCAGCTAGTGCGTTCATGTCAGAAACAGCATCTGCGGTGCCTAGGGTGTTTAAATCAGCAACAAAATCTGAAGTTGCTAGAAGGTTTAAGTCTGTAATAATGTCCGATGTAGCCAATAGATTTATGTCTGTGACTATATCTGAAGTTGCGAGTATGGCTAGGTCAGCCACTATATCTGAAGTTGCTAGGATATTTAAATCAGTAACAATAGCAGAAGTTGCTAACAGGTTAATGTCAGTAACTATGTCAGAAGTAGCTAAAGTGTTTAAGTCAGTAACTATGTCAGAAGTAGCTAAAGTGTTTAAGTCAGTAACTATGTCAGAAGTAGCTAATAGGTTAATGTCAGTAACAATGTCTGATGTGGCCAGTATAGCTAAATCAGCAACTATGTCTGACGTGGCCAATATATTTAAATCTGTAACTATGTCTGATGTAGCTAACAAGTTGATGTCTGTAACGATGTCAGAAGTAGCTAACGTATTCAAATCTGAGACAATATCAGATGTGGCTAGAGTGTTTAAATCAGAAATTATATCTGAAGTAGCTAACAATGCCATATCAGCGATAGCGTCTGTTGTAGCTAATAATGCCATATCTGCAACTACGGCTGATGTTCCTAATAATGCCATGTCGGCTACAGTTGCTGCTGTTCCTAATAATCCAATTTCTGTTGCTTTACCTGCTACGGCTCCTATGTCGGTTGCGTCTGCGGCTACTGCTGTAACATTAGCAGCTATCCCAGCTACTGTAGTTACGTTGGCAGATATCCCCGCTACTGTAGTTACGTTAGCGGACACGCCTGCTACTGTGTTAATATTACTAGCATTACCTGCAACAGAAGTTACGTTGGCCGATATTCCAGCTACTGTAGTTATGTTGGCAGATATCCCAGCTAATGTAGTAATGTTTGCTTTGTCACTGGTGGATAACCAAGTGCTCTCTAAATAATTCTTTGTTACTGCGTCTTGAGCAGCTGTTGGGTTAGCTACACTTTTAATTCGTTTACTGTTTGCGTTCCATTGGAAGTCCGCAGGGTCTAAGATTATAACATCATTGGCGTCATCAATAGCTTCTTGTGACATGAAGAAAGCTTGTTGACTGTCTGTATCTAAGTCTGTCTCTGTTAATACTGAACCAGAGCTATAATTAACCAATTGACTTGCCTGGCTAGTAGTACGTGTTATTTGTATTGCAACGTCTGTACCTGGTGCAGTATCGAAGGTAATCTGTGTTCCTGCTCCGTTGTAGGAGAAAGCTGTATTTGCTACTCCCCCAAGTGTGACTGTTATATCACTTTGGGCACGATAGGAAAACGGGATTGCGTATGCCGTCGTACTGTTGTTACCTGTGTATCTTACAAATGAATTTGCCATAATCTTCTAAGAAGGGTACCTTAGTGTCCCTTATTCTCCCATCATTAAATTTGCTATATTTATTATTGTTTCTTTCTCTAACTGCAGTAATGTTTTACCATCTTGGCCCATTAATACTACGTTTCCATATTCTTTTCGTAACAGACTATATGCAATTTGTTCAGCTTGCCTGATTAGTCCAATAAGGAAATTTTGTTGAGAGTCCTGCATGCTCACGTTACCAGACATAGTTGTAGGTCTGACACCAGCAGAGAACTCGTAAAGAGCACTGTCTGGATTGCTTATTAAATGTTCTAAATAATCTTGAAGACGTACTTTCTTTGTTGCTCCTGTTTTAGTTCTAATAGGAAATGTTACATTGCTTTTTAATTCCATCCACTTATCATATAAAGTTTGGTTCGTAACTTTAACATCTACTGTTTTACCATCTTCATCAGCACGCAGAGTTGACATTGTTACTCCCTCAATTCTTAATTCTTTTAAATCATGACCACTCTTTGTCCATTGTGAGGGGGGTTGGTATTCAAAACGACGTTCTTTAAAAAACTGATTTACAATTTTATTTTCTTTACGAAATGAAAATGGGTACATTCTGTCAGTAGCGGGCCCTAAAAGCATACTTTGTTTTCTTTCAACTATCTCTCCAGTCCAACTTCTTAAAGGGGAAATTTTACTCTGTTCATCAAAAGGATTAACGCTAGTCAATTTATCCCAAAAACTGTACATTTCTCTTTCTATACTATCAGTGCCAGCATCTATTTGTTGAAGGATACCACTGAAAGGAACAAAACTTTTAGTAATAGAAGAGACAGCATAAGACATTCTGCCTGTTGTTTTTGCATCTGAAAAATCTCCAAGAATTATTGTGCTAGCAATATCGACAAAGTTTCTCATAAAAGCTTTACTCCCTGCATTTTTAACTAGGGAAAATATCATTCCAGTTGAAAACTCAAACCAACTTTGTGTTAATTTTGGACTCTCATCACTGTGATAAGTTTGTGACGCGTTGTAAGAATCTACCAGGTCTGCAGCAGCAAAGAAGGGTGTCAGTATGTCCAATTTGTTTACATTTACTCCTTTAAAAGAATACGGTTCTACACCTGTTGCTGTCTTTCTTTGTTTACTAGGGTGCCTTCCTTCCTCTATGCCTGCGCCTGTTATTACACCAGGACGATATATAGCCATCCATATCGCTGTCGACCACATCATAAGGCCCATGCTTTGACGTGCTATCGCTTCAGCTGCTTCTTCAGGATATAAATATTTACCGTCAGGGCCTTTTCTAAGCATCTGTTTCATGTGTGTTTGAAAAGCTCCAAGCACAGGGAAACGTTGCAACTCTGCACGCATTAAGGAACCAGGAGTATTGATATACAAAAGTCCTAACGGTTTAGTCCATTTATTTTTTGACGAGAACTCAACAGCCCATTGAGTAAAAGATGTGTCTACCTCTTCTGCCACCCAACGTCCATCTTTATTTTTATCAACAGAAGTTACAATACCTCTGTCTTGGTTAGACATTATACGGGCGTTTTCCAAAGGCTGCATAGACTGCCCTGTTTGACGTTTTCTAAACAGATGTCCAATTAAATCATCATTTAAAATATCATCCCAAGGTCTTGCTGAACCATCTTGGTTATAAAATCTTTTTAAATATTCTTCAGCTAATTCTTTGTATTGCTTATTTTTATAAAGTTGACGAGCCGCTCCTATAGCAGTTCTACTTGCTAACTCTGGGTGCTCCCTCTCAATTATAGTCTGTATAGCCATCATCGCATTTGCGCGGTACATATCATTTTTAAAGAATTCATCTATACCACCCATAATACGAGTGCCTGCTGTATGTGTCCAACGTGTTAAGTCGGATGCTACACGCCCTGCTCCACGCGCTACTGAAGCTGCTGTACGTCCTTCACCTTTAAATATAAAATCTAAATATTTTTGACCTGCTTTTAATGATTCAGGACTGAAACTTTTAAGAAAGTCGTTGTATTGATTTTGTAATTGCACATCACCAAATTTCATTATCTTTTGGTCTAGTATAGGCCTGTAATGTTTTATAGATTTATATGCACGTTTAAGTGCAAAACCCGCGTTGTAAATGTAGTGTACAAATTGAGAATTAGCTTCACGCCAAGCTTCCTTAGCAGCTATTGTATCTGACATACTTAATGGTAATACTTTTAAATATTTTTCCAAAGGACGACGCACTACGTTAGTAGCATTACCTACTATAGTAATCATCTGTGTTGCTGTGTTAGTTAAAATGTTGTTAGTTAAATAACTGTTAATTTTATCCCATGTTCCAAATTCTACTTCGCCGTCTATTAATTTTATAAGGAGTTCAGGGTCATCTAAATCTCTAATAATCTCATCAAATTTAGCTTGTTGTGCTTCTCCTCCTATTAAATCGTCAAAGAATTTAGTGTCTGTTTTACCTGATTCTTTTATTAAATCACTGAGTTTTTTCTGCAACGTGCGTTGTTGTCGTTCATCTAAGTTAAAATCCATTGCTTTTAATTTAGACGCATTTAAAGCTAAAGATATTTCTTTTTTAATAAGACGTTCAACACGTGCAAGTTGAATGTACTCTTTAATAGCGTCAATTTTAAGTTTTCTTAATTCTGCTGCTTCTTTTTCTGGGAGGCCATCGACGCTCTTTAAAATTAAATCTTTGTAACGATTCCAGTATTGGTCTCTTAAAGCTGTCGCCCCAATATTAGCTTGCGCCAATTTGGTTGGATTTTCAATAACACTTCGTGCAAGCTCTAGTATCTCATCTAAATTTTCAGGAGTTATATCGTTTGCAACTTCTTTTAATGAAGGCCCTTTTTGAGTAATATCATCTAGTACACCTTGAGAGTAACGTGAAATGAACGCTGCTTGTTCTCTATCAGGCATTATTTCTTTAGTTATATTAAGAAGAGTTTCTGGTGGTTTTTGAGCGCCACCTAACGTTTCGTCGAGAACTGCAGTCCTCTCTTTATTGTATTTTAGATTTGCTTCGTTATACCAAGCTTTAGCGACATCTCCTTTACTACTAACCAGTGGTAAATGTCCTTCATTTTTAAAGGCGACTGCTAAAGTTTTACGCATCAGCTGTGATATTTCTATAATTTCTTCTTTAGTTTTACCGCTGTGAGTTAAAGCAAAATCTAAAAACTCATCATAACGTGCAGCTTTTTTTGTTTTACTCCCAACAATGTAGATAGCTTTTTCTAAGTCGTTGTTAAAAGCAATCTGTCCCCCTTTATATGTCGGCTTGGGAGAGCCTAAATTCTTAGGAAATTTTACAGTTGAAGCGGCAATTTCTTTTACTTTAATAATATTCGTTACACCTGGGATTTTGTTGCCAGTGCCTTTAACTTTTCCCTCTGCGTTTATGTCTAAATTTTTATTCAACTTAAAAACCTGTGGTTCATTAGCGTCATCATAAAGGATTAATCCTTCATCTTCTTCAAAATAATTCTTCACTTTGTGCCATAAACTTTTAGGAGTTACAATACTTGAAAAAACATTTTCATCCAAAGCTTTAAAAACTGTTTCACCAGTAACTGCACTACGTGCATAAAAATCAAAGTTTGTTAATTCTTTTATACTTTTTTCTCTTAAATCATTAACAGCCATTTTAACACCTTGTCTACCAAGGAGTGCACTAAAGGGTGCCAGCACAACGCCACCTATAAAACTAGACATAGCGGTACGTCTAAAATCATATTCTGATTGTGCGCCTGACTGTATGTCTCTTAATTGCAGAACACTGTCGAAAGCTCCACTAACTACTGCACCAGGAACTACAGCTGCCCCTGCGTATTTTAAAGTCGATTTCACATTAAGTAACTTTTTAGTGCTTACGGCTATACTCTCTTCAATTAATTCTTTGTTTATCTCTTTACGTATTTTATCTTTTAGAGCAACTTTAAGACTTTCTTTAATCGTTGTTTTGGCTATTTGGCTACCAAGTCCCGCTGAAAAATAACTTACTGGGTCAAATATTATAGCCCCTAAAATGTTTGTACCCCATTGTGAAAATTTAGTATTCGGGTCATTCCACGGCATAGGTAAGAAATCATAAACTTTTTGTATATGTGCAAATTGTTGTTTACGAAGGTCATCTTCTTCTCCGTATAAACTTATTGCATCGCCAACAATAAAAGCCGTGTTGTTATTCCACGTTTGTCGGTTGTCATAAAAAGACTTAATGACATCTGCGTCTGACTTTTCTCTCCACTCGTTTTTTGTGTATCCTGATTTGGAATGTCTGTAACTAAAATAATCTCTAACTGTTGCAATGAAGCCATCCTCACCAAGTCGAGCGAGTGCTCCTTCTTGTGTTTCAATTACTGGGAAAAGACTCATAAATTACCTTCTTTATATTGAGTTAACAAGTCTCGAAGTTCAGTCAATGGCACTCCGGTTGCTTCTGAGAAGCTCTGCATTAAGACATTATCATCAATAAGCTGGTCAACAAGAATTTCTGCCCCAGCTAAATCGTTAAAATCTATATTAAAATTATCTTCTACAAAAGCTTTAAATGAACCTGCTAATTCGTTTATATCTTTAGTTCCTGGGTCATCTTTTTTAATCTTGTCAAAATTTTCCTTTAGCGCCTCAGCATCGTATGTGAGTATATTGCCCTTGCCTGCGTTGTCATCGGCTTGCGTTGTCGTATTCTCTTTGACTACCTCGTTAAAATCCTTGCTTGTAAAATTCTTACTAACAATCCTTGCGCCCAAATAAAGTTTATCTCTATATATCTCTTTCTTGAAGTCGAGCAATGCTTTACGCACTTCTCTGTTTGTAGGGCCACGTCCTTTTTCTACGCGGGTTGTTTCATATAAGTCAGAAATTATTCGTGTAACATCGTCTTTAAAACCATCGGTGGCAGAAGCTCCTTCTGCAAAATTCATTCCATATAGTCCCTTAGCATGCGATTCTTTAATAACGCTTGACATTGAAGTTACAAATTCTTTTACACTTGGGTCTTCTAATAGCGTTCCTGCGCCTTTTAAATCATCAAATCTTTTTAGCAAGTTTTCACGCTGCGAAGCATTTAATTGTGGGAAGGACTTTATAATAAAATCTTCAAGGCCTTCTCGGCTAGCGAAGCCGTTATTCAAAATAAAGTTTGTTACTGTTTTTACATCACTACTACTAGCAGGGCCAGCATCATAAGAATCCAAAAATTCAATAGTTTTTTTAGAACCAATTATTATATCTAATTCAGCTGTAGCTTCTTCTTTCTGTTTAGGAGTATACGTTAGCCAGTTTAGTTGGTGTTCTAAAACTTTACTTTTCATAGTGCTGTCTATAAGTTTAAGTCTGGTGGCAGCAATAGTAGCTCGTTTAGTAGTAAGTTTGCCAACAGCTTCAGATATCCACGGGTGTCTAGTTGAAGCCAGTGACGGTAGCACTTTACCATCTTTGCTTACTCTTGGCAAAGTTAAAAACTGTTCTAACCTTGTAATTTCTTCTTGCGTAGTTGCTTGTTGAAGTCTTGTTGTTACATAGTGTTTACTAAATTCAGCCACCAACGTGTTATTCCAAGCTGACGCTTTTGTACCATCGTTTAGAAAGAAATCTTTTTGAAAAGTAGCGATAACAGAATGTACATTTTCTGAATCTGTAACATCAATAGTTGTTGCGAGGTTGCTGAATTTTATTTTCTTATCATGCACGCCTCGTAATTCACTATATTTAATATCCATCTGCTGAAAATACGGCGTTGCAATACCATTAAAACCTGTTTGATACCCTATCGTTTTACCAGTAAATTCTTCAGGCATCTGGCCTGTCACCCATTCTTCCCAATCTTCGTTCTCATAATCAAATTCACCAGATGCGACTCTCTTTTGAAGTTCAGCAACAAATTGGCCTGCATCATACATTCCATAGTTATTGTCGATAACTGATTTAGTATATTCCCCTTGTAGGTTTGGGTGTGCCCCTTCTTTCATTTCTGCATTTATTTGGTCAGGGCTTTTGCTCAAAAGCAAAGTTCTTAGTTCTGCGGCTGCTGCTTTCTTACCTTCATCAGCAACCTGAATAACACCTTTCATTGCTGTCGATGTAAAACTTTGTAAGGACTTAACTAAATCTAAAGAGCTCTCATCACCAGGACGTTGAGCACCTACATCTGTTGCACCATAATAAAGGTTCTGTATTTGTGATGTATAGTTCGTATTAGCCATTATGTCTCCTTAGGAATTTAAAGTTTTGTTAAGCATAACACTTTGTATTCCTGCCTCCCCTATCCCTAATCCTAAACTGAACAAAGATGGTTTAGCTAAACCCTTAGTAGTGTTATAAACTCTGTCTCTTCGTGCTATAGCTTCCAATCTTTGGTCGTATGTACGTCTCGTATCTTTTTCAGATTTTATATTAATTTCTTCTATGTTCAATCCTACCTCTGAATAAATTTGTTGGCTTATTTTATCTGCATTGCCGTAGCCTAAATTAAGAGATTTATGTTGTGCAATCAGCGCTTCACGTTCTACCACACGTTTAGCACGTGCTTCTTCCGTTTCTATATCGCTTTGCTCTGCTCGTATTTTATCAGTATCATAAGCTAAAGCCATGTCAGCATTAGTTCTCAGAGCATCGTTGTAACGCTCTCTGTCCCTAGAGGATTGTTTAGCTCTTTTATACTCCTGCATTTTTCCCAGTGCACTAAAAGCGAAAGATACGTACGGCGCTGCTTTAATTATTAGTGGTAACATTGCTGCTCCCATTATTTATTCACCTCATAAGTCATTAGTACAAAGGGTACTTTCTCTGACGTTAAATTTGTTACTGTAATCTGTTCTTTAAATCCTAATAATTTCAGCCACTTACGCGCCTGTGTGTGTCGGCTATCTACAAAATTATGTAAAAAATCATAACCTTCTATCATCTGTGGCATTGTTTTATAACACATTTTCATCACAGTTAAAGGTCTTTGTTTTAATTCTTCACTGCTTAAAAACCATATAACACCACTTCTAGGAACCTCAGTTGGGCGTGTTCCAAACATGGTTATACATTGATTGTCTTCATTTAAACATGCAAACGTAATAGCATTTTTCTGTGTTAAAGGCCATGCCAAAGCTTCGTGTGGCGTGCTCCCATCACAAGAGGATATTTCACGTACCTCTAGGGGACTCATGTGAGGAGCCAATTGCCAAACGTGTTTCGGTTTAGCTTTTACTATTTTATATTTATACCCTTGTGGAACGTCTATGATAGAATCCTTCTAATTCTGCACCTGTTATGTGCATTGGTAAATGCGAACTACTAACAATTTCAAGAGTGTAATCAGTGTTTTTACACTGAATAGGAACTCTAATTGTCCCTGTGGATGTTTGTGGAATATCAATCTTTCCAGTGAACCCAACAATATACCCGTTTAGATAAGCAGTATTTTTATCCCTATTTTCTGGTGTCACTTCTATCTGAAAGAAAGATGACTCTTCATAATCAAATGAAATATTTCTTATCTGGTATCTTCCAGTAGTTATACTAATAGTCCCATTTGTTGTAGTCTCGCGAACATATTGTGGTGACATTGTATAAGTGCTAGTGTACGGAATACCTATTAATAAACTTGTGTGATTTCCCAAAATTGTATACGTAGAGCCGGATGTGTTGGTAGCTGTGTAGTCAGCCCCTGTACTCGCGTTGACTGCAATAAGCCCTGCCTTTGCGCCATACGGAGAAGTAAAAGTTGTAAGGCCTGTTCCAGCTGCATACGTGCCAGTCACTGCTTTTCTTAAATCTATGTGTGGATTAAAACCAATAGTAGCATCAACGGGATTGTTTAAATCTATTCTACACAATTTAGTTGTTTGCCCTTCAGATACTAATAAGTATAAAAAGTTTTCTATAGTCATGCCACCAAGTATTTTAGTATTAGTAAATGTCCAAGTGCCCCAAGCTGCCTGTACTTTTTTCACAGCATCTTGTCTAAAATATTTATATATATAAAGTTTGCTTCCATTAGCAGAAGTAATGTCTGTGCCACCTGCTGAATAAGGAGCTGTTTGGCTGTCTGCAGCGTCTGCAGCAAGAATACACAGCGTGTCTTCAGTTGTGTTTGGCACTATTTGGTACACTCCAGAAGGGACGTACTCAGTCACATGTACTGTTAAATCTACACCATCATTAGTCAAGGTGTCATCGTTAGAAAAATACTCTCTAATACCAGTGTGGCTGCCTCGTGTTTGTGCAAAATATGCAAAACGTCCTGCGCTGATAGGTGTCACCACGTCATCGTGTTGGAAACGTGAAACTTCATTTAATATTGCTGTTGTTGGTGAAATCACACCATTGGCCCCTTCTAATTTATACTGTGCTGTGTCCGAAAATAATAAAAGTCCTTCATTAAAAGACACTGTACTCTTTAAAAAGTTAACTTCTGTTCCTGATGCTGCTATGTCAATGACATCTGTATCTAAAACTGCAGTCACTGTTGTGCTAAAGAAATTGAAAAAGTCTGCATTGCCTGAAAGAATGAGATTATCACCTGATAAGATGCCTAATCTATTTTTGTAAAAAGTTAAATTAGCAATTGATTTACCAACAAATGATGGGTTAGGGTTGGTAATTAAATCCCCAACAAGTCTATCTGACCATGTTAACTTCTGAAAAGTAAATGTGCCGTCATTGTTGTTTAATAATGCGTGTACAAACGTGGTATCAGTTATCCCAGCAGAAACACCCGGACCAATAGTTTCATTCCAGATACCTTCACCTTCAAATTTGACATAGTAATCACTGATATTATCACCTTCGTCATCAGTAACTTTAATAATAACATTTGCTTTTGCATAGAATGGTAACCGTCCGAAATCATTGACTGAATCTTTTATGGAATACATAGCTGATGAACCTGCACCGTCACGTGTGCCTACTGTGTAAGCTGCGTCGCCATCGTCAGGCTTACCATAAATAGTCGAACCGTATTGTTCAAAATCAAAATACGGAGTTATCCTTGAATCATTCGCTAATCCTGTAGTAGTGCTCAAAGTGGCTTCAGTTGCGCCAGTAAGTTGTACTACTGCTACAGATATACTTGAGGACGCGTTCCAATATTGGCTTGAACTGCCATACAATAAAACGTTAGCAATTTTAGATGTATCACTAAAAGCTGTGTCATGGTTAGCGTCAGAGCCGTCTGGCATTTGCAATCTCATTTCTATCCAAGTGTATCCTAAGGCGGTAGTCATATCAGGATGCGTAAGACGTACTGTGTACTCCCTGCCATATCCTGCTTGTTTTACATATATTAAAAATTCTTGTACTTTAGCAGTTGATGTTGTGCTGTCTGCTGTTGGTGTTATAGACGTGTTTACCATGAAAGTGTAATCAGCGATGTTCACCATTTTAAAATGTTCTTTGGGATTTGTGCTGGCTAAATACGAAACACCATCAGGAGTGTTTACTGTTTTAGAAGTACCATCTAAACCAAAAACTTTTACTCCACCATTGTACCACGTTGTTAAGTATTGATTATTCTCATCTCTTGTAATAGGCCACGTCTTTACAGTGTTTGGGTACACATTGCTTCCATCCACATCAGCGATGTATTCCAGAGGTGGCCGTTTAGAAAGACCATTAAGTAAATTATTTTCAAGATTAATTTGTTCAGTTGCTTGGCTGCTTAAACGTTGAGTAGGAGTCTGTTGACTGACACCGTTATTAAAATTTGGTATCGTCTGAGAAACTACAGCCATTAATATCTCCTTCTGGGTGGCCTGTTAATAATTGAATATGTATTAGCATCACTTGTTAATATATTGTTATCTTCACTTCGTGAGTCAGCTTGTTTAAATGCTATGAGTGCTTCTTGTTCATCTTGCTGTATAAGTCTAGTAAGTGTCTCATCTCCAATAAATCTTGAAGCAAAACGACGTGCTGCTTTCATTGTAATGTAGCGTCTTGCATACTCAGGTATGTGTTCAAATTGCTGTGCAAGCACTAAATCTAATTGCGGTAAATCTCCTGTAAACGTATCAGTGTTATCATCTACATCAAAGAGGTACCCATTGCGAATAATAAGATTTCTATATCTATAGTCGACTCCAGCATCTGCTTGTAATGTGTTACTTGGTAAGGGCACTTTACTTTCATCATCTATAGTTACAGTGTATTTAGGTTGGGTATTAAAATTCCACCCTTCACTTTGTAAGGCTAAAGACGTTTCGTCAAGAATTGCTTTTGCTACAGACACATCAACATTAGTCGTTCCTTCTATTGTGTTCACAGGTGCTTCTCCAATAGTTGACAACATAATGTTCACTGCCTGCAACTCCGTAGTAAGTGTAATCTGTGTTGACATGTTTGCTCCTTTGAAAAAAAGGGTAGACGGAATCAACCATCTACCCTAAGTTATTAACTGTTGTTAAGCTTCTTTGATACCGACAGCAGCCTCAGGTCTTAATACGCCATGTCCCATAGCATATTTAGCAACCATTAAGGTTCCTTGTCTACGAATATCATATTCGCTTTCAACGGCTAAGTCTAGTAGTTTAACTGTACCGACAGCACTAGGGTGGCATACTAAGCCCTCATAGTTAGTCAAGTTTACAGACTGAGGTGTTGAACCACCTTGAGTCGCAGAACCTGCGTCAGCATCAGAAGTACCTACGTCATCTTTTACAAAATGAGCCATAGGTCTTAATTCGATACCTGCAATTTTCTGTACTTGACCAGTAGCAATCGAACCTTCACCACTAAAATCTACGTTAATTGCATTAGTAGCGTTTGAAAGCTTGTAATACATTGTAGGGTCTAGGAAACAGATTCTACCTTCTTTAGGAACATAGTTGTTATCTAAAGCAGTTGCCGCATCAAATAATGCTGCAATGAATCCGCTTGCTGAAGTAGCGTCAGTTGCGTTTGCAATGTCAGTGTTTGTTACTGTTGTCCCTGCTCCATATCCTGAATCGGACACGTTAGCACTAGCTTGGGAAGCTAAACCGATGACTTGTAAAATGTGTTTGTCTTTGACGAAAGCCAAAGCTCTACCTATTTCTGTAGAGTATGCACTTCTTACATCCCAATGATTTTTTGCCTCTTCCAAATTAGAAAGGAACGCACTAGATACAAGAAGGTCATTAATTAAAATAACTTTCTCATTATGGTTTACGTCAGTACCAACGATTTCCGCACCTGGTGTGTGATATGCTGCAGTTGTTCTGCCCATTACTGGGAAGGACGCTGACTTACCGCTAGAGATAGCTCTAACCATATCGGCACCTGTTGTGACGGACGCTCTTTCAAAAGATGTCAGGACTTCGCCTGCAAAAACTTTTAGAAATAGGGCGTCTTCGGAACCGCCGGCATTGACTCTACCAATACTTGCTGGTGTTGCGTTTGCCATTGTAATCTCCTTTAATAAAAATTTTGATGTAAGCTGTCACATTTACTTCGTTATTTCACAAGATTGTCTGGCGCACCAGGTCAGGCTATTTCCGATAAAATGTTTTAGCTAGCTGCCAACTAATAAGTTAGCACAGCTATTTATCTTTTTTAGGAGAGTCGTCTTTTGCTTTTGCTTCGATAGCATCTAGCATGTCTAAAGCCTGTCGGCAGTGTACTAAAGAATCAAAGTTATTCTTGACAGCTGCGAATGCACTTGTGCCTGGATTTTGTAAGGCAAAGTCTATTTGAACTTCAGCTTCAGCAAGTTCTGTTTTATAGCGTAGTTTCAATAAAGTCATATACATTATAAATTACTTCCTTTTAATTTATTTTGTACTTCAGTTCTGTACGCGGCGTCCTTTTCATAGCGCGGGTCAGACATGGCCGCAGTTACTTGCGCCCAACTAGCATACCCAGGGGGTGCTGGCGTTGAAGCTTTGCCACTAAGTAGATTTGGTTCGCTACCATTGGTGCTTACATAACGTGCCTGTAAACCAGCCACTGCCAGTTTTACAGTTTCGGTGTCTCCTGAGTTGACGGCGTTGTTATAGGCCGTCTGTTCTGCAGCAGATAAAGTGCCAGAAGCCCAATTAACTAATTTAGAATAAGCTTCATCACCACCAACTACGTTTTTAATTTCACTTGATTGGCGTTGTTGTAATGCTTCTTGTCCTGCAATATAAGTATCAACGTATTCTTTTGTGATACCAACTTTTTCAAATTTTTCGTATGTAGTATCTGACAGTTGTCCGTCAGTTTGATACTCCTGTACAAGTGCGTCCATATCAAGTCCAGCACTGTCTACAGCTTTCGCAGCAATTTCAAGGCCTTCTTTCTCAGCTGCAGAGGTTTCTTCTGGTGTGGTTGCACCTAATCTCTTTTCTAATTCTTGATAAGATTTTACTAACTCATCAACCGATTCAAATTTTTCAGGCAAACCAGCCGGCTTTTCAGACGGTGTTGCTTCTATTACAGGCGCTTCTTCTCCTGGTTTTACAGAGGTTGTTTCCCCTGATGTAATTTCTACTGTATCCACTTGACACTCCTTGCAGTCGTTACTCTGCTACTTCGTTTTTCACTGCTTCAGCAGCTGCCGGGCCTACTACATCCATCGTTTTCTCAGTCATCATGGCTTCTTGTTGTTGTTCCATGGCGGCTTCTTGCTCTGCCTGTAGCTGGTCTTGGGTTTTAATTAAACCTTCGACATCTATTCCTAGTCCGGTGGCAATACGAGTTACAAGGTCTTGTGTATTGAGTGCTTGCGCAATTTGCGGATTGATTTGCGCAACGTTCATTATCTCCATCACAAATTCTCTTAGTTTTTGTAAGTCGTTGCCTCTGCCTAGCGCTTCTATTCCAGTAATAATGACTGGTTCCACTGAGCCTTTTGGCAGTGTTGGTATTTCTTTAGTTTGTTGCATGCGTTTCATCAACACGTTGACTAAAGGTAATTGAAATTCTTGTGACAATAAAGAATACACACCACCCATAGAAGTTTCTAGTTGTTGGGCCATGTATCTAATTTCTTGTGCAGTTACTCTCTCTGCTTCTCGTTGTATTGCTGTGTGCAATAAGAAGGCAAAAGACAATCTCTCTTCTAATTTAGATATGCTTCGTTCTACAATTTGTAAATCATATTGTTTCTCTGTTTGTAAACAAGTGACATCCTCACGTGTTCCAGTAATAATGTCGCCATTACGTGTCTGAGCTAAATCGCTCTTTCTCGTTACCGAATTAGGTTTAACCATAAAGACAACTTTACTAGATGCAGCCGCACTCTCAACGAGAGATTGGGATAGGCCTTCTAAGGATTTTAAATCACCTAAGAATTCTTCAACATAACTACGTCCGTAATCTTCATTGTCTACTCGAATCATTCTTAAAGCCATGTATGGAAAATTGTTTTCAGTGAATGTCCCAATTGAGGTTTGTAGTTTTATACCTTTAATTTCTTGACACACGTAGTATTTCTTATCAGGTATTTTATAAATGTGTGTAAATATATCTAAGCTCTCGTCGTCTTTGTATTGCCCTTCTAACTCAGCTCTAGTCTCATCATCTAAAGATAATGGACTGATGTTTTCTTTAATAACAATTTCTAATAATGTCCCACTAGAATCACGGGTACACACATACTGCGTCAAAGGATACACTCTCATGTTACCTTCTTTAGGCAAATACGTTAAGACGTTTCCAGCAACAATCAGATGTTTCAATGCCTCAAATGTAGACACACGCAAAGCAAGACGTTCAATCTTATGTGCTATTTCCCGTTCCATTTTTCCCAAAGCTTCTTCAACAGATGCTTTAACTTCTTTTTGCTGGTCTAGTTCTTCTTTGGCTTTACCGCTTATACTGAATCTAAAGAATGGTGAATTAGGAGGAAGTAACAATAACAACAATTTAGATGATAGATTGTTAACACCTCTTGCACCTACTGATTGGAATGGAGTATAAAGTTTTGAGCTCTCACTAAAACTTTCATCAGGAATAAGCGAAGGTATTGTTAGTTCAGCACAATCACGAGCTCTATCAAGAAAATGAAATCTATCAGCAGCAAGTTTTTCATAGCGCTGTTTCGCCGTTGTGTCTTTCTGTATATCCATTAAGGTATGTTCACTCCTGACCCTCCTGTATTAGTAGGGATTCCTAAGCCTGTTGTAGACTGTAAAACTTTAGTACCAGAACGCATTGCGCCTTTCTTTATTGCTTTCGCATTTTTCTTTGGTTTATCTTTTGGGGGTGTAGGTTGTTCAGGTATTGGGGGCGCAGGTGGAACAGGTGGCGGTGGTGGAGGAGGAGGGGGTGGCCGTCTTCTTCCGCCCATTATATATTATACCTTTCTTCACCAGGGATATTTAAGCCAGGTGCAGGTATTTGTAAACTTTTGGTGCCTGCTCTTTTTGCTCTTCTTTGTGTGTCCTCACTACTTCCACCCGGTGCTATTTCTAATATTGCTGCTTTAACCTGGTCATCAGGCGTACGTGCTGGGGGAGGAGGAGCTGCTGCCTGTCTTGTTGGCTTTGGTGAACGAAATAATGGGCCCATGTGTATCTCCTATTCCAATATATTATCTTCGGAACGTTCTTTTAATACGTTTAAAAAACGAACCACATCACGTTGACCTGCTTTAAAATACATAGTCTTAGTGTCATCATCTAAATCAGGACTGCGTTCAGGATACAGTTTATTAAGCAGTTCAAGTAGCTCTTCAGCTGTAGCTGGTAACCCAATTTCCTGTAATCTCGGTGATTTAGACATATATCTTCTAAGAAGGGAACCTTAGTGGTTAAGTACCAAGGCCCACCAGTTCACAACTGTTGCCTACACAGGCGAACTCTTGACTCCCTGTAGTGTTGTCCTCGTTTTCGTATGCAGACAGGTGCGTAAAGTCTATGTTATCTGGCATCTTAGCAACAGCCTCGTCATATTCTTTCTTAGTTATTTCTTGGTATGGAGCTTGTTTATATACATGGTCTAAAGCTGGTAAGAAACTAATACCTGCAACCTCGTCAAAGTTTGCGTATACCCACGCGCCGACGTCCATCCACTCATCTTCTTTTACGCTGATTGTAACTGATGGCTTGTGTTCACACCACGCACGTTGGTACATCAACCATGTTTCTAGTTGGCGAATAGCTGATAATGAATGGGTTGTTAAGCACCCTTTAGGAGAGGCCTGTGGAAAAGAGAATACCATTACGTCATCGGGTCTCATTACATCTGGTTCATGGGGGACACCTTTGTCAACTAACATGCGTGTCAAAGGGTCCTTCATATCCATGCGAACAGTCCTAATATAATATGCGCTGTACCTTGTATGAATACCTGATGCTGAATCTACAAGCTGGCTAACTGTGCCAGAAGGTTTCACACAGGTGATAGCTGTTGACTGATTGATACCAAGTTTACTACTTAATAATTTGTTACACTCTACAGCTGTGTTCCTTAGTCTGTTTAAGAAACTAGGACTTGGTGCAATCGTGAGTTTGTTATCCATGATGCCAGTAAGAGAGACACCTAAGAGTCTTTCTTCTTCAGTGTTAGTTCTCCACAATTTTCTTATGTATTTAAAATCAGTCAAAGTAGATTGAAAGGTGCCAAGAATAGTAGCTAGCTCTATTTTATTTTGTAGACTGGCCTGAGTGTCTGTCGCTCTTACTACCACTTCAGTTAGATTACAAAATTGATAAGGCCTCAAGATAATCTCAGAACAAGGGTTGGTACCAAAGTCATGTTCAACATCTCTTCTACCATTCTCGGCTACTTTATTCTTAGCTGCTTGGCGATTAAAGATACCACGTTCACCACTCTTGCTTTCATATAATGCTTTCCACTCGGTCATGAATAAACTCATGTCAGGAGTCCGTGTATACACAGCGCTATTATTAGCTAGTGCACGTTGTCCATTCTCTATCCACCACTGTCCAGTTTTAGATTTACGAAGGCTGTCATCCTGTATATTGCTCAACGAAATTAAAGCTGAACGTCTAACTCCACCAACAACAACTACTTCTCCTACCTTGCACACTAAATCGTGACACTCAATAGCTTCAAGTTTTCTGCCTGCTGCTTTTTGAAATAACTCAATTGCAAAATCAAACAAGTCAACTAATGGTTGTGGACCTGAGGCTCTCCCACCAAACGTTTTTAAACGGGCACCCGCAGGGCGCACTTGTGTCACATCTACTTTAGGTATTTGTCCTGCGTATAACATAGCGAGGAGTTCGCGAAAGGAACTGGCCCAACCAGCCTTGCTGTCTTTGACGACAATGATTGTCTCACTCTTGGAAAAAGTTTCGGCAACAATAGGCAACTGTGATACGTTGTTGTACTCTACGCTAAACCCAACACCGGTACCGCATAGCAAGATGTACATAACTTCATCAAAACTTCGTATATCATCTATGGGGATGTAGCTGCAGTTGTAGCCAGCAGTGTGGTCTCTATCAAGGGCGACACCTGCTGTCATCAATGCACGCATGCTAGGCATGATTTCTAAATTCAAAACAGCTGGTTCTAATTTCAATCTAAGCCGTCCCATGTTGTAGTTAAATTTTGTTTCTAAATGTTTCTCTAAGAAATCAAAGTATCTTCTCACTGTTTCAACCCATGTTTCTCTGCGATTGTTAACGTCATCGAAACGGGCGTAACGGGATGTGTGTATATATTGTTGGTATATTGTTGGTAACATTTATTTCTCCTTTCTAATTTGTTGCTTAACTTGCCGTATTAAAAAATCAACATACCGTTTTGCTTTCAATAAATCTTCTAATTGATTTCCAGGTGTGTCATGTTTCTTTTGCCAACGGCATATATATTTTATTACATTACCTTCAGCATACGGAATGTGGTTCTTCATAATAAAATCTACCGGTTCAATTTTATAATTCTTATAGTATCCAGGGTTGTTTACTTCAGTATATTTCGTAATTACATTGTCCATAATAATGGCTCTCCTTGTGTCATATCATACTCATCGTAACGAAGTATCCTAGCTACACGGGCTTGTTGTAACACTTCGTCTTTGCTATATCCTTTCTTGGCGTAAGTCTCTACAAGAATGTTCCAGTTCTCTACAAAAGAAACTTTAGGGTCTAATAATTTTTCAGCTGTTTTAATTCCAATACCAGGACAACCACTATAACCATCGACTACATCACCAGTTAGAGTCTGCATTAGAAACCAGTAATCACCTTGTTCTTTTGTGACAGTGCGTATATCTCTACCGTCATAAAGCTGACCAGGAATTTGTTGCAAATCTTTATCAATAGAAACAATTATTTTTTCAATTTCAGGTGATGTGGTATCTGTAGCTAGTATGCCTAGTACATCATCAGCTTCTAAAGAATCAAAGGCAATGCCATAATGCTCATCTATAATGTATTGTTTTAATAAACCAAACAACATAGGTTTACGTTTATCTTTACGGTTTGATTTATATGATGGCAGTATTTCTTTTCGGAAATTAATTTTATCTGAGAACGCAACAACATAATCTTGTGCATCAAGGAACAGCATAAGATTAGCAAGCTCTCTACGTAGGCCTGCTTTACATTTGCGTTCGTCGGTGTGTAATGTCCAGAGGCCATCACCCCAGTTAATCTCTGTCTCAAATTTAGTGGCCACTCTATAAATTAAAATGTCACCATCAATTAGTAATTGTTTCATTTAGGTATCCTTGGTAAATTTTTTTTATCAAACAAATCCCGTAACGGTATAAGGATAAACTTGCTTTTGTTATAGTCACCACCATAACGCGCAGTATCTAAATACTTTTTAGCTAGACGTTTAACAGTCTTAGTATCAAATATTAATCTGCAATAATCCTCGTCACCTAAGGCCAGTATCTGTATCCAGTAATCTGCCTTAGTCGTCATAATGCCTGATGGTTTTCCGTAGCTTTCTATTTCTAAACAGATGTTACCACTTCTGAACCACCAATCACGTTCAGTTTTTATTTCAGCTTTAGTTTTTTTAGCGTCAAGAATTGCAACAATGCGATTCTCTCTATCCAAACCATACTGTAAATCTTTATCGAAATCAGGTTGACCTTTTCTTGGACTCAATGTGTTTCACTCCAGTTATCTCCAATGTTATATTCCCCAGTGAGAGGTAATCGGAGATTGAAATGTTTTCCTGTGCGTTCAATAGCATCAACTGCAATCTGTCCAACGGTATCAGCCAGCGCTGCTGGACACTCAACTTGTATCTCATCATGTACCCAAACAACTTGTTGGACGTCAGGGTATTTAGCGACAGCTGTGTCAAATTCAATGAGCCATTGCTTACATACGATGGCACCACCTGATTGTAACAGCGTGTTAAGCGCAGCGTGAGGAGAACGTACTTTAACATTTCTCTTATCTAAACCGATTAAATAACCGCGAGCGGCAGCCAGCTGTACATTTTCAATGAGCGTATTGAGAGCTGGTAAGTTATTTAAAAAACGTTTCTTTACTTTGGATGCTTCATGCACACTCTTCCCTGTGACTTGTGCAATCTTTTTAACACCACCCCCGTATAGAAAACAGTAGTAAAAACGTTTAGCTAAATCACGACTATTTAATCCAGCTAATTTCTGTGTCTCAGTATGGATGTCTCCATTCAAAACTACATCCGCATATTTACCATCATCATACTTAGCCATGTAATGGGCCAACATACGCACCTCTAATCCAGAGACATCAATCCCAACCAGTTTATTGCCGGGCGATACAGTGAACAACGAGCGACATTCTCTACCATAGGGAACACTAACACCAGGGACTTGTGCTAAGTTTGGATTAGTATGTGAGGCGCGGCCAGTTACAGTGGAATTGGTATTACAATTTCCATGTATCCTACCATCTACTTCACATTTTAACCACGCCTGTTTTCCGTTAGCGATTTGGGCAATACGTTTCTCTAACAAGAAATGTTCTGCCAAAGGTTTTGCCTCCGGGTAAGGAAGGCTACTAAGAATAGCATCATCCAACTTAGGTTTCCCGTCTGCTGTAAATTCTACTGGTTCCCATTTATGTAAACCTGTTAGACGGTCAGCGATGTGCTGTCGACTAGCAGGATTGAAAGGAACTATTTTCTCTTTAAAGGTAGGAACACCCTTTACGTACCCTCTAGTTTTATTGTTTCCTTTCGGTGTGAAAGGTGTTCGTACAAGTTTGGGAGGGAACACAGTTTGTAGTTCTTCGTTAAGGTCGAAGAGCCTTGCGTTAAGAACAGCTGACAACTCCTGTGCTTTCTTTACATTAAAAGAAAACCCGTGTTGTTCCTGTTCATGGATAGTGGTTACGACTTTATGTTCTAACTCCATAGCTTGTCGTGAATAACCAGCTTGCTGTATACGTATCCACAGCGCTGTTGTAACTTCAACATCTTGTACACAATACTCTAGCATTTCTTTTGTAAATATATCAAAGCCACCTTGATAGTCACCTTTGTAATTACCAATACGATAACCCCAGGCTTTTAAACTATGACGTCCTATACAATCTCTCGGGAAATTTTGTTTAGCAAAATCTGTACCAGCAATGTCAGGGTATATTAACCGCGTTGCTATAAGAGTATCAAATATATTGGCCTTAGTTTTAAAGCCGTGAAGTTTACGTAATACAGGTATATCAAATTTAATTATGTTATGGCCGATGATAAGCTCTGCATCTTTTAAACGTTGGAGAGCTTCAGGCACAGGTTCAGTGTATACTTCACCAGTGTCAATGTCTTTCGAAACAATACAATGTATCTCTGTTGTTTCTTTTAACAGGCCATTGGATTCTATATCAAAACAATATTTCAAATCTGTCTCCTATTGTCAAACTACTATTACATCCTTTAGGTTTAATGTGTGGTATCAATTTTGACATTGATTCTCCAGACATCTAAATCCCCTGCTTCTTGTAAAGAAGCCAGGGTCTGTATAACAATCTTGGCTGTGTTATCATCAGGCACGGCGATAGTCACCTCATCGTCTGTGTTGCTAAGCTTAAACAAAGCAGCAAGTATGACATCACCCCAATTTATTTCTTTCTCAAAAGTCATCAGCGAAATCCTCAGTCTGCGTTAAACACCCAGTCTCTAAATTATACTGTAGTGTGCACGCTTTCCCAGTCTCTCCGCTGAATCTATTTTTTAATACATGTAGCTGTGTTTGATTATCTTCCGCCTGCAAATCTCGTTGCATACTTATAATCATATCTGACAGTTGGCCAATAGATGCACTGCCACGCAGCGCGTTCATGCTGACAGGAACCCCATCTTCATAACCTCTGTTACCTTCCGGACGTCGTAAGTGGCTGACAAGGATGAGTCCAATCCCTGTCTCTTCTACTAACGTACGCAGTTTAGTAACAGTGTAATCTATGAGCTTCCGCTCGTCACCTATATCTTCTCCAACAGCACTTAATGCAATATGCAAATGGTCTAAGATAACGAAGTCCACGTTGCATGCTTTTGCTAAGTATCTAATTTTACTAATTAAATTATCTGAAGCTGTACTACCGAAGTGATTATAAAGATAGAAGTTACCGTTGCCTACAGTTTCTTTAAAACATTTTTCTAATTCTTTTGTGTCTACACCTTCACGAGTTAAGTGCAAAGGCTTTTGTAAGTTGATACCCATCACGCCTAAAGCACTACGCTTTACTGTTTCTTCAAGCGCAATGTACCCAACGCTATAATTATTCTGTAGTAAATGTGAGGCAACGTGCCTACAAAAACTACTCTTACCTACACCACTACCAGCGGTGATAGTAACCAGCTCTGACTTACGTAACCCATGCGTCTTAACATTTAATAATGGGAACGGGTAGTCTACTGAAACATAATCATCTTCTTTCTGGATGCTGTCCCACAAATCTGCGCCTGATACAATCCCATCAGGGCGATACGCTTTGCTGGCCCACATACAATCTATAAGTTCTTTAGTTTTCCCTGCCACTAACATTTCATTAGCGTCTTTCAAGGGAAGCTGGCAAATTCTCGCTTTGTTAGGGCTGAACAATTTCGCACATTCAAGGGCAGCTTTCTTGCCGGGCTCATCTTGGTCAAACATAAGGATAACTTGTTCAAAGTTTTCTAACCATTCAAGCTGACGTTGTATGTCACGCTTGGCCCCTTGTGCCCCTGACTTAACAGATACCACAGGCCATTTGTTTTCTTGAACACGGGACACAGACAGAGCGTCTATCTCACCTTCAGTTATTACAACCATCTTACCTTTGTCACGCCACAGTTGTTGTCCAAAAAGAACACTGTCTTTTGCATCGCCTATCCACTGAAAACTTTTATCAGGGTAGCGCAACTTCTGTGCAACTAATTGATTGTTAGTGTTGTAGTAGTTAGCAACTTGCACAGGTTTCCCGTTGCTACTGCCCACACCATAATTAAATTTCTTTAATGTTTTGATATCTAACTTACGGCGACTAAGTTCTACTACTTCGTAATCTATAAAGTTAATTTGTTTTTCTAAGTTTGGTGTTGTATTCACTATCTCATCTCCCGACTCTATGTGTCCGCACCCAAAACAATATGAATGTCCATCTGAATAGACAGCTGCATTGTCTTTACTTCCACATACAGTACATGGAACGTGATGTATAAATTCTGATTCTTGTTTCATAAATTTTTCCTAAGCGGGTACGCAGAGGAGAAAGAGAAACTACGTACCCATTGTCCGAGGAGGGACAAGTTTAATCTAACCATTCCTTTGGTATTGTTTGGTGTGCATACAGGAAGCCATACTTCTGACACCACATGCCGTGTGTTGTTTTAGATTTCTTACTAATACGGGCACGTGCGTTGCTAAACACAAAACGAATATCTAACTCAGGGTACTGCTCTTTA